ATTTAGCTAGCTATAATTAGTTTAGCTATATATAGCTATATATAAAATGCTAGAAAAATGAAAACACAAGACGTATTAGAAAAAGCAGAGAAGATCATTAGATACAAGACTTACTCTGTTAAAAGAAAAATAGATGCTTTATTGGAGCTAGATAGCAAGATGTACACAGAAAGAGGATTAGATACTACTGTTACTGAGATGCGAGAAACCAAAAGAGCTTCTAAAAAGATTTACAGGATGATAGCAGATATTTCGCCAATAGATGGGTTTTTGCTACGAGCATTAAGTGTGGATATACCTGAAGTGAAGTGAGACAGAAGAAGCCTGCTAAAAAGCCAGTAAGATCCAAACTAGTAAAAAAGCTAGATGTTATCTTCTCTCAGTATATTAGAAACAAATATGCTAACAAAAGAGGGATGGTAAAATGCTTTACTTGTGATCGAGAATATCCTATTAAGAATATACAGAACGGTCATTTTATGAGTAGGAAGCATTATTCGACCAGATGGCACGAAGACAACTGCCGACCTCAATGTTACTCTTGCAATGTTATGCAACAGGGACAACAATATATATTTGCTATGAAGTTAGGCAAGGAACTATCAGATGAAATGTATCAACTGAGTAGGGAGACTGTAAAGTTTTCAAACTATGACCTCGAACAAATGATAGAATATTACCAAAAAGAGCTAAAAAAACTTTTGTAGAAATAACTATTTAGCTATCTTTGCTTGTGTTTGTAAAACATAATGCTTATTTTAAAGAGGTGGGGTTGAAATATTATCTCACCTTTTTTTTTGATTTATTAAGAAATTTTTTTATTTTTAACAAAAATTAAGTATTATGTATATCAAAAATTACACTAACAAACAGTTACTGGATGCTGTTCAAAATCCTGAATTACTTGTATCTTATCGAAGAGCCTGCAAGGAAGAATTAGAATCACGAGGCAATTTTAAAATCAATTACAATGACTCGAACCGAAGATCTAATTAGGCTATACCAGTTTAGGATAGAAGCCCTTGAAAATAAAGTAGAGGAGTTAGAAGCAAAACTAGAAACTTATACAAACAATTATTATGCAAAGCAAAATTACACACATTGAAGCAAAAGGAACTTGGAACAATGGTCAGCGTACCTTTAACAAGTATCAAGTGAGCTTCGCAAATGGAGATTCGCTAGGATTTTTAGCCGTAGGTGAATTTAAGAAAAACGTAGGTGACATTGTTGAATACGAGAAAAATGAAGCAAACCTATCAGGCAAGCTTATTTATAATCAGCAACCTCAGCAATCCACTAGCAAAAAGCCTGACGATGTACAGCGATATATTATCAGACAAAGCTCACTAAATAGAGCTACTGACTTATATGCTAGATCAGGAGCTTGGGATGAACAGCAGATTATAGAGACTGCTAGAATATTTGAAAACTATGTTTATAATGGATAAATAAAATAAGATGCAAGATAAAAAACCAAAAATATTTGCAGATGGTATGTATGCTTTCAAAAGTGATTTTGACTGGATGCCATTCAAGCTACAAATAAATGTAAAAGAGTTTGCAGAAACCTTGATAAAGCATAAGGCTTTAGCTGAGCAAAATGAGGGCAGACTAAATATTGATTGCAAAGTATCAGGAAAAGGAAAGTATTACTTAGAGATCAATGACTTTGTAAGAAACAAAGAGGTGACTAAGTCCGAGCATTCACCTGATCGGCAAGAAGTAGATTTACCATTTTAGAATTATGGAAACATTTAAATTTTCAAATCGAGCTTTAAGATACTTTACCGATTATAGATTGTTGTATTATTTTCACACAGGCGATACAATTAGCTTAGTCTTAGTGGATCAGAAAATGCCTGAGATGGAAGTATTATTAAGAAACTTTATAGACAGTAATACAATACATTATGAAGGTAAATATATAGGATCACCTAAAAAAACCAAAAAAGATTATAGTAGTTGGAAGTCAAGCCACAAACATTTTACAAAAGACAAAGAGTGGTTTTGGCAAAATAGAGGCTGCATACCAGAAAATCAGTTAGATTTTTGTTGAAGCAGTAAATTTAAAGAGGAGGTATTTAGCCTCCTTTTTTTTATATTAGATTTTTAAATAACTTTAGCATTATGATTTTAAACATTAGAGACCAAATTGACAAGCTCCAAAAGATTAGAAAAGGTGAAATAAAAGAGGGTTACTCTTTAGGAATACCTGAAGTAGACGAGTATTTTAAATTTAAAAAAGGATCATTTAACGTGGTATTAGGACATTCTAACACAGGAAAAACGACAACTGTGCTTTATTTGATGTTATTATACTCCGTTAAACATAATTTCAGGTGGCTGATATATAGTTCAGAAAATGAAGCATACGTAGTATTAAGAAAGCTTGTAGAGTTTTTGGAAGGTGTGCCGATCAATATGGTAGAGCAAGAAAATTTTGACAAACAAATGTCGTGGATAGATGAACATTTTAAAATAATTGACCCAAACACGTTATATAATTACAAAAAACTTCTAAATTTAGCAGAAGAAATAAAAAAAGCGTGGGATTATCAGGGTTTTATGATTGATCCTTACAACTCTTTGATGATAGATAGAAAAGGTTTAACAGGAATATCTAAGCACGATTACGACTATCAAGCTACAAGTGAGATGCGAGTTTTTTGCAAATCAAATGATATTACTATATGGCTATGTACTCACGCAGCTACAGAAGCATTAAGAAAAACACACGCTAAAGATCACGAATATGCAGGTCATCCTATGCCACCAATGGGATCAGATGTAGAGGGCGGTGGTAAGTTTATAAATCGCTCAGACGATTTCTTAGTTATTCATCGCTATACTCAACACCCGACAGAGTGGATGTTTTCTATGATTCACGTGAGAAAAATCAAAGATATGGATTCAGGTGGTAGACCGACAAGCCTAGATGCTCCTATAAAAATGCGATCAGTTAAAAACAATGTAGGCTTTACGATTAATGGAGAAAATATGTTACACAAAGCACTAGGCAAGATATGATACAATTTATTTTTTTTGATTATATGATACACATACAGTTTATACCTATTTATGGGTTGAGCTTAGGTGTGCTATATTATAACCCCAACTTACAGCCAGACGAAGAAGATGTAGATGAAGAAGATTTTTACCATCAACTTACGATAATGTTTTTGGCTTTTGGAATACACATAACAGCTTGGAAATATTATTAGAGGCATATAAAAGACACAAAAATTGGTGTGAGATTGTTGAGTCTTTTGGATGTAATAAAGACACGGCAGAGGATATTGTACAAGAAATGTATATCAGGCTGCATAAATATGTAGAAAAAGGAAACGATGTAACATACAATAACACGGTGAACTATTTTTATGTGTACAAAATCTTGCGAAGTATGTTTGTTGATCTAAAAAGAAAAGAGGGCAGGGTGAGCTTTATGGATGCAGACTTAATACACGATCATCAAATGAATAAGATAGATGGCTTTATGGTTACAGAAAACACTTTTTATACTAATGGAGGATACTATCAAGAGTTATACGACAAAGTGATGTCGATACTAGGGGGGTTGTATTGGTATGATAGAAAAGTATTTGAGCTGTTAGATGGAGAAATGAGCATATCTGAATTGTCTAGAAATACAGGCATTAGCTATTACTCGCTATATAATACATACAGAAAAGTTAAACAAATTTTAAAAGACGAATTACTATGAGACTAGGAGATTTACTAGAAACTATTTTTAAGTACACAGGCATTAAATGGCTTGTGAAAAACATTGCAGCCTTGCTAGGGATAGAGGACTGCGGATGCGAGGACAGAAAGAAAGCACTTAATAAACTAAAAATTAACAGAAAAAATGGAAGCACAGGATCAAGCGAACTGGGAGAAGTTCCGAGAAAAAAAAAGAAACACGCTAACAAATAAGGAGTACGAAATGATCTGCGATATGCACGCTAGATATTTTCAGCATCCTTTTTGGAAACCCTGCACTTGTTCGCCCAAGACAATTAACAAGTGGATAGCTGACCTTAATATGTACTATGAAGCTCCGTGACGTACATAAGTGGGAGCAAGCAGTTATACAGGTTCTTAACTTAGGTGGGTGGGACTTGCAATGGTGTGGTGGTGGCTTTGAGCATTACGATGCGGTAGGAGCTACCCCTAAAGGTTACGAGTGCGTGATAGAAATGAAATTCAGAAAGACTTACTATGAAACAAAGATGCTAGAAAAATATAAATACGATCAGCTGATGGATATGCCTGCCGATATGGTGAAGATATATTTTGTTAATGATCCAAAAGCTAACTATTTTTTTTGGCTCAATAAAATATCAATGCCTAAGCCAGTTGAGCTATACTGTCCTGAT